TAGGGTGGTATCAATCTCTCCACCTGATACATAATTGGTAGATACAGTGGCCGGGTTGGCGCCAGCCAGACTACCAATTGCTACTGAATTGGCGCCTTGAAAGTTATTGCCGGCATTGACACCAATAGCTACTGCATTTGCGCCTTGACTGGTAACACCAGCATTAGAACCTAATTGAATTTTAGTTGTATTAATTCTAAAATTTGTACCATCCCAAACAACATTTCCCGCGCCAATATTAGCATTACCACTTACATTAATTGTACCAGTAACGTTAGCACCAGTACCAGTGATTACCAGTGTGGTATTACCGGCAGCAGTTATGTTTACATTGCCGTTTGCTGTGGGGATATTAACATTACTTGTGCCATTACTAATAGCACTAGAACTTATGGTAGACCAAGATAAATTACCCACGCCATCTGTTTGTAGATATTGACTACTAGAACCGCCACTTATATGTAGATTACCTACCGCACCCAATGTAACATTAGCTGTGGTTGTAAAATCAACTACACCTGTTGCATTACTTACGGTTAACCCAGTTAAATTACCAACACTAGTGATTGTGGGCTGCGCTACATTTACTGAGAAGGTTTGCCCGGTTAATGTTAAACCGGTACCAGCTTGATATGTACCTACACCTGAAAACTGATCGAATACGAGGTTACTTGTGCCAATAACCACATTATCTGTTATCTGCACCCAGCCAGTATCAGCCTGTGTACTACCCGAAGTTATAAATAAGAAGTCTCCACCATTTACCTCAGTGGATGTATCAAAGTCTATAGCACGTACAATAACGGTAGTATTCGCGTATGTGTACACGCCATTCCATGCTTGATTTGCTTCATTTTTAACGAGGATACGAGTACCAACTGTCTGTACATTACCACCGTCGATTAACAAATACGTTCCAGTTGTTACTAGATTAGCACCAACTCCCGATGCGCCGTTGTTATACGATACCGTTCCCGATGTAGCTGTATCTAGATTACCAGTGGTAGCTACGTAGGCAGCTTCGTGAATGTTCAACCCCTTAGCCACTGTATCAACATAATTCTTGGTAGCCGCATCTTGCGCTGCAACAGGGTCGTGCAGATTATTGATGGAGTTGGTGTTTAAGTCTACGTTAGCACCAAATGAACTTGTCCCTGAAACATTAGCTGTACCAGTGATATTAGCACCTGTACCAGTAACTACCATTGTAGTATTACCTACAGCCGTTAAGTTTACATTGCCGTTTGCTGTGGGGATATTAACATTACTTGTGCCATTACTAATAGCACTAGAACTTATGGTAGACCAGGATAAATTACCCACGCCATCTGTTTGTAGATATTGACTACTAGAACCGCCTGTGATATGTACATTAGCAATTGTACCCAATGTAACGTTTGCTGTAGTAGTAAAATCAACTACACCTGTTGCATTACTTACGGTTAACCCAGTTAAATTACCAACACTTGTTATGTTTGGTTGAGCGTTTGTATACACAGTGCCAGATACTAGTGCGTTAGCTACTTGTCCGGACAAATTGGCAGACTGAATATTACTTAAGTTATTACCTGATCCAATGAAATAATTTGCAGTAGCTGCATTTCCTAAATTAGCATTGCCGGTGGTAATATTGGCAAAGGTATAGTTAGCAGTTGAATCTAGGTTAAACGGTTGTAACTTTGTAATTGCCATTAGTAAATCTCTTATATGTTGGTCTATCTATGTATTTAATCCAATTTGACTCCTATAACAGTTACTGAGGTATAGTTATATCAATCCAAGATAGTGTATCTTCATCCCAGGTATACATTTTTCCATCAGATGGCCGTGGAGTAGGTGCTTGCCATAAGCAAGTATCTTCTACTAATACCCAACTTGCAAATGGTTTAGGTGGAATGAAAGCATCTCTTGTGCTATCATATGAGTAGCCGATGCCGGCATAATTTTTACGGAGCGGAGTGCCACCGAGTCTATGTTCTCCTGCACTAGTATTATAGCTGGTTTGAATCCAGCTGGTTGGATCGCCAAACATACCGGTATCTACAACAGCTTGTTCTATTACTAAAACCTGTGTTACTGTGTTGTTTTCATCTATTTGTGCAAAATGACTCATTATTTAATTTTCTTATTTAGAATGTAAAAGATCCAGAAGTAGTCCAAGTATATATTCTATTACCACCGGAGGTTGTAGCTGTTGCTCCGGGAGCAGATGTAGCTGCTCGATAAGAATCCGGATAACTAAGAACAACTATGCCGCCGCCGCCTGTTCCACCGGTGCCTTGACTAGCATTAGCAGTACTACCACCACCACCACCACCAGTATTAGCTGTACCACTTGATCCCTGCGCACTAGTACTTCCGGTACCTCCGCCGCCGGTTCCACCGGTACCTGCAGTACCGCTCCAATTACCTGCTCCTCCGCCTCCACCGTAATAGGTAGCAGTGCCGCTAATTGATGATTGGTATCCTATACCTCCTGTTCCGCCAGTCACATTATTTGGTGCATTACCTCCTGCCGCGCCGGCACCACCTCCACCGCCACCTGGGTATCCGCCAGTAGAAATACCTGCTCCACCACTATTTCCAAGTTGAGGAGCTACTGCGTTAGAAGCCGATGCAGCCTGGACATTGCCATATCCTGCACCACCACCAGATCCTCCTGTACTGCTAGCATAGTTCCAACCACCTCCGAAGCCGCCGCCTTCAGCAGTAGTAGTACCAATTGCAGAATTCCCGCCCTTTACGCCACTACCACCAGATATTGCAGTAGCCCCGGCGCCGACACTAACCGTATAAGTTACTCCAACCGACAGAATGAGGTTACTAACAGGCGTTACTCCACCAGCGCCGCCGCCACCACCGCCCGCTTGGTTACCGCCACCACCGCCCGATCCTCCGCCCGCAACAACAAGTACAGTAAACACAGGTATTGGCCCAGGCCAATTGCCGGCCTGTTTAGCTTGTATTTGTTGACTAGTATTAAAAAATCCAGAAGCTGATGTTACATTAGCCACAGCTTGTGTAGCAGATATTACGCCCCCATAATATCTTTTAACCATTTTAACTTATATCCTCATAACTGCAAGTAACACACAATGTGTTTGCTGTGCCTGCGGTTGCTCCTAGACTACTGTTTTCTTCTAAGTAATACTGACTTGTTTTGTCAATAACATTTAATGTACTATTACTAGGAACACTTACATTTCCCACAAGTTGAAATAATGTTCCACCAACGTTGGCTGCACTATAATAACCAATGGTAATATTAGCTACGCTATTACCGTAATTAGCTACGTTTAATACGTTTACTTTTAAACACTTACCACTACCGCTGGCATTGTTTAATACTGTAGTTGCCGCGGTAGTTGTTAGATTTGCACCGGTTGTTTTACCATTGATTGTTGTTGCACTGATTATGTTTGGTGCTGCCATGTTATCCTCCAAATATTAATGAATAGCCTACTGCGGCTGCCGCTGATGTTCCGCCACCTCCACCGGATGTGAGATTGATTGTTGTTACTTCTATATAACTACTATTTGCAGGAGCACTACTAAATGTAATGTTTGCACCTGTCAATGAATAATCTGTACGTAATACTGTAGCTCCATTATAGTTAACACTGGTTTGATTTATACCAATTGGAGTAGTGCTTAAAGTAAATATTGTTTGTACACCATTACCCGTAAAATTATCTACTGTAACATTTGCTCCTGAAGGAGCAGCTGCCCAACTTAAGTTACCCGCACCGTCTGTACTTAACACATATGTACTTGTACCGCCGGTAATCTTAACGTTTCCGACTGCTCCCAAACTAACGTTAGCGCCACTAAGTGCCACATTACCTGTAACATTTAATGTACCGGCGACATTAGCCCCAGTCCCAGTGACGGCTAGAGTAGCGTTACCAGCAGCAGTTATTGTTACATTTCCCGCACTAGTCACCACGATATTACTAGTGCTATTTTGTAATAATCCACTGTTAATCGTTGTAATATTACCAGTAGCGATGATAGCAGTTGCGGTACCCAAGTTACCAACATTGGCATTACCACTGACATTAGCTGTACCCGTGATATTAGCACCAGTGGTGGTTAGTATTAATATGTTTGCAGTTCCGCCTACCCCCGCAGTGATGTTACCACCAGATGCAGCAATATTTACATTGCTTGTGCCATTAGATATATTAGATGAACTACCAGTCGCTATGCCTGTTAATTGACTACCATTACCAATAAAAAAGTTAGCTGAGACGTTACCATTTGCATCTCTTAATGCAATTGTGCTAGCTGTATTAGCGGAAGCGGTGGTTGCTCCGTTTAAGGTATTAGCATTTAAGTTGGCAACTAGCGTGGTTGAAGTAACAACTAACGGGGCAGTACCAATTGCTATAGTTGAAATTAATTGACCACTTACGTTAGCAGTAGTAAAATTGCCGTTTGTTGCACTTACATTACCTGCTGATAGATTACCACTTACATTTAATGTACCAGTGATATTAGCACCAGTCCCAGTTATTATTAGGGTTGTATTACCAACTGCTGCTATAGTTACATTGCCGTTTGCTGTAGCAATATACACATTACTGTTACCATTTGCAAGTACTCCAATCAAGTTGCCTGCTGTGATGTTGCCTGTAACTGCTAAACTTGTCAATGTACCAACACTAGTAATATTAGGTTGAGCAGCAGTAGTAACAGTACCTGCTGTAGTTGCTGCTCCACTCAATGCACCAACGAATGTAGTTGCTATCAGTGCTCCATTGGCTAAATTAGCCGAGAAGCCACTGTTTGATGCAGGTGCATAGTTGCCGGTAGTATTTCCACTTACAAATACAGGATAGAATGTACCAGTAGTCTGTGTTGTAACCACTCCAAAGTCAGCAACGTTGGCATAATTAACGTTAAGATTTGCAACGCGAGTTGTACTTGTTACGGTAAGAGGTGCTGTGCCTGTCGCTACATTTGATACAATAAAGCTTGCTGTTAAGTTACCAGCCGTCGCAAAATTACCACTAGTAGTTGCGTTGCTAACATTTAATGTACCAGTGATATTAGCACCGGTACCTGTCACTACTATTGTAGTATTACCTACAGCCGTTAGATTTATATTGCCATTGGCTGCGGGGATATTGACAGTTGAATTACCATTGCTGATATTACTGCTACTACCACTTCCACCTGTTGCCCAACTTAGTCCACCTGATCCATTAGTGGTTAATACTTGCCCGTTACTGCCACCGGTGATGATAACATTGCCCACCGCCCCCAGATTACTCACATTAGCCACAGTGAGATTCCCCGTCAATGTCACTCCATTAAAGGTATAGTTTGCAGAGTTATTAACTCCTGAGGGTTGAATTACTGTCAATGCCATTTGGATAGGGCCTTTAGTGTATTTATGCTGTCTGGTATATGGATACTGTAACTTAAGTTACTGCCCAACCTTGCTTAATCTAGTTATTATTGTCATAATTTGTTTAAGTTAATAGATTGGGAATGCAGCTGCCGGTGGTGTGAAGTTAGAAGTATAACGTGCATAACCTTTTGTGATGCGTAGATCGTCTAGGTAACCGTTAAATGTCTCAGTAGTAGCTGGTGTGCCTGATCTCCAATATGTGCCAATACCAAGAGGTGCAGTAGTGCCATAATTATTAGTGTCTGCGTAAGTACTACCACTCTGTGTTCCATTTATAAACATCTTTGTTGACCCTGACGCACGACATACAGCAATATGATACCATGTAGCTGTACTTAGTGTTGATCCTGTAATTCTGTTTGCACTATTAGTAAAATATAAAAGGCCTGAATTGTAATAAATGTGTGGATTTACACTAGCATCGGCTGTCAAATTACTAAAAATAGTTTGTAATCCCAATGTATTTAAATATAGCCAGAACTCAATAGTAAAATCGCCTGTGCCATAACCAAAGTTGACATTAGTAGGCTCGATAACATAGTCCCCGGTACCGTCAAAACTCATACTACTTCCGCCAAACTTTGAGATTGCTGTACTTAGTTTTGCATCACCAACAGTTTCCATGTTATTCATCATTGCGGCATCGTAGATACCGGCACCGGTCATATTAGTTAACAGTGTTGTATTTTGTATTGCGGTTAAGGGTGCTGAAGGTGGTACAAAGTTACTAGTGTACAGTGATGTGCCTTTTATAACACGAACATCTGTCATGTATCCGTTTAAGAGATTTAGGTCTAAGTTAAGATAACCTCTACCAAGTATACATTCTGTATTAGTAATATTTGCGCTGGAGGTAGCAGTTCCTTGTAAACCGCCATTTATAAACACTGACATAGTTCCACTAGAATTTCTGGTAATTGCAATGTGTGTCCAAGTATTTTTAAGAACACTAGCAGTACTATCTAAGTCAGTACCTGATCCGCTATCGCCAATAGTAAATCGTATTTTGTTTGTATTAGTTATATTAAAGCCAAATCCGGTTCCAAAAGTACCAATGGTAGAAATGCCGCCTTGCCACGTATCTGAAACCAGTGGATAGATCCAAGCTTCGGCAGTAAAAGCTCCAGTACCCATATTGAACGAAGTACCAGCACTTAAGAGCTGTAGGAAATCTCCAGTACCATCAAAGTAACCACTACCGCCGATTGTACTCGCCGTATAACCATTTGTAGTTGCACTGGTATATCCAAATGGGTTTTGTTGAGTTGGTTGACTATTGCCAAATGCAGATATAGTAAAGTTGTTTGTACTGTTATCTATAAATGTAGTTGATTGACAGGTTAATAAACTTGTTGATGTTCCAGTAATTGCGGCAATATTTGTACCACTACTTTGTGTTGCTGTTAGTGGGCTTGTGGGTACAGTGAATGCTCCGGTGTATACTGCGACACCTTTGACGATACGCAAATTAGAAACATAGCCGGTCGACGGATTAGAGCCTCCTGAAGTTGCCATTATAGTAAAAGTTCTAGCAGAAGAATTGTAACTATTTGAAGCTGTACTACCTTGTTGTGTTCCATTTAGCCATAATTTATAACTACCACTTGCTCTTGTTAATGCAACATGATACCATGTGTTAGCAAGAATTGTAGTACCACCTGTTATTAATGTACCTTGACTAGCACCACCAACTCTTAGAACACTACCGTTAATTTCAATATTATCATTATCATCACCAAACCACCATGGTCGTTGATATGTTCCTATTGTACCGGTAAAATAATACCAAGCTTCAATAGTAAAATCTCCTGTACCAAATCCAAAAGCGGCATTACTTGGAGTATTTAAGTAATCTCCAGTACCATCAAAATAACCACTATAACTTGTTGGGGTTACTATTGATGGATTGAATGGTGAGAAACGCTGTACACTAGTATCCCCGACTTTTGTAATAGCAAAGTTGTTTGTACTATTGTCTATTAAACGATTACTCTGACAGGTTAATAAACTTGTACCAGATATATCTGTTACAGGAGATGTAGGTGAGGTAAATATTTGAGTACCAGTAGTCGTACTGCTTGTTTGATAGGCAACTGGAATTGATCCCTTTATTATACGAAGATTTGATAGATACCCATTAAGTGCAGTTCCACTATAACCGGTACCAATGTATAATTGAGTAACAGATACAACATTTTGTGATGCTCCGGTTGTGTAACTAGAAAGATTACCATTTTTAAAGCCACGAATGACAGAACCACTTCTTGTATAAACAAGATGATGCCATGTGTTAGTAGTAATAGATCCTATTGAATAGGCTGTACCACCTACGTATAAAAAAGAGGTACTAGTGTTTAATGACCAGTCAAAACCTGATCCATTGTAATCTGATGTTGCACATATCCTATCAAATGTACCTGTACTAATACTGTTTGCATATAACCAAACTTCTAAAGTGAAATCCTCGGTGCCAAATGCAAATACGGAATTGCCCGGAACACTTAAATAATCACCACTACCATCAAAGTAATTACTCCAGTTACCACCATAAGGTGAAAATGTACCTTGAGTAGTATTACCGTTGCGTGTTACTAAAAAGTTATTTGTACTGTTATCTAAGAATACACTATTGTTTACTGATTGATTGTTTTGTAAGGTTAATAAACTTGTATTTGCTATTGCTGTTAAGGGTGCAGAGGGTGGTGTAAATGTTGTAGTATAGACTGCTGATTTGGTATACCGAGCATCAGTGATATATCCATTCCAACTTTCATCACCATTAGTTGAACGACCACCAATATCAAGTTGAGTATAGGTGATGTTGTTAGAAAAAGTACCGGATCCACCTGTTCGACTTTCAACACCATTGATGTAAATTTGCATTGCTGTTCCGTTACGCACTAATGCAACATATGCCCAAGTATTAAGTTGTAAAGTTGTAGTAGTAGAAGCAAGTAAAGTTCCAGAATTATCATAAGATAAAAGTTGACCTGTTGAATTGCATAATAGTGAAATGTCAAGGGCTCCACCGTTATCAGTTCTAAAAATTGTCTTATTGCTTGCAAATGCTACAGGATAAACCCACGCCTCGTAAGTAAATGAACCTGCGCCAGCGGCAGAAACACTTGAATATATGCTATCACCAGTACCATCAAAGTATCCACTACCATATAGACTATAACTACTGTTTGGCGTGAAGGGTTGGAATGATTTTATTGAAGTATTACCCGCAACTGTTACTGTAAATGCGTTTGTACTGTTATCAATGAAACGATTAGATTGGCTGGTTAACAAGCTTGTTGCTGAAGATGCAAAAGTGATATCTACATTTATTGTACTTGGATATGCGGCAGCAGAAGTTGAACCCGCATTGGTGAGTGGTGCAAGTGTGGGCGGGGTGAATGCACCAGTGTATACTGCTGTGCCTTTGACGATGCGTGCGTTAGATACATATCCAGTGACATACTCAAAATTACCGGCTCCATTTCTACCAATAGCAACTATTTGCGTTGAGTCAGTTATGGCTAAACTTGCCATATTCAATGCAGTAGATTGAACTCCATTTACATATATATAAACACTGGCTCCGTTACGAACTCCTGCTATATGTACCCATGTATTTGCTGTAATAGCAGATGCTGCTGTAGCAAAATACATAGTACCACCATAGCCAACGCCAATTCTTGGTGTCCCGCTGTTTACATTAAGTACAAAACTCATAGAACCCTGAGAACCACCTGAATCACAGGTTCCAATTATTATTTGAGATCCGGATATTGTTGATAAATTTACCCAGCATTCAATTGTAAAGTCACCAGCTGCCATAGTAAACGCAACATTATCCGGAACACTTATATAATCCCCGGTGCCATCAAAATAGTTACTATAATAACCAGGACTATACGGATTAAAACTGTTTGGCTTTGTATCACCCGCAATCGTTACGGCAAAGTTATTTGTACTTGCATCATCTACAAAAGTTGTACTTGCACCCGGTATCAATAATGTATTGTACTCAAAGTAGGGATCATTGGCTACTGTAATACTCCAATTGATAGTTCTTACCGCACTACGAGTTGTTGTCGCAGCCGTAGCAGTTAACAATGTGCTACTATCAGCTATCACAGTTGGTGTACCAGATATGTTTGAACCAGTTAATGTCAATCCAGTTGGTAGTGCATTAGCACTATAACTAACCGCATAACCAGCGGCATCTGTTGCACTTAATGCTACATTAGCTATAACACTATCTACCGCAGTGGTATATGTTGCGGCATTTGCTGGTGAAACCCAGGTAACAGCATCAACATTAATTGTTAAACTAAAACTTCTGGTGCTATCTTGTAATTGTGCGTCAGTTGCTTGGATTGTAAATGAATATGTTGTACTACTGCTATCTACTGGGGCTGTGCCAGTTATTACACCATTGGCATATAGGGTAGATCCAGTTGGTAAACTACCAGAATATAATGCATAAGTTATCGGGGCATCACCCGAAGCGATTACCGTATTTGATATACTTGTTGTCTCATAATAACTACCCAATGTACCGGCACTTGTTGTCCAAGTTGGTAACACGCTATAGATAATGCCAGGAATATATATTGCGGTACCACCATCTGAATTTACCACATAAATTGTATATGTGCCTGCACTTTTTGCAGGGCTGGTGAATGTTAATTGATTTGGATTAACATAAGTTACCACTGCCACAGCACTACCATCAAATGTAATAGTTGCTCCTGCTAAAAAGCCAGTACCATTAATTAGAACAGTTTGTCCGCCGGCTGGATCTAACGCTGTATCATCTACCCCACCAACACTATAGCCAGAGATAGTCGGAGGTAAAGGTTTTAATGCGTTAATGACACTTACGCTAGTTACAAGGTCATTTACAACTGACGTTATACTCATGTCAACTCTGACCCAAATAAGTTAAAACTAACTGTTGTTGTGTTAGCTCTAACTGTAATTATATCTGTTGTTGCTAATGTAATCCCAATAGTCATTGTAATACTATCATTAGCGTTTATATTGGTATCATACGATATATACTGTGGCGTTGCTATTGCTGCTCCAGCTGGCCTTACTGCAATTCTAAATGTTGCGGCACTTGCTGCCTGATTACAAATTACAAGTGTACTACAAACTGCTGATGTAGCAGAAGGTACTGTATACAAATCTGTGTTTGTGTTTGCAGCTGGGTTACTTTGCCCTAAAACTTTGTATGTGATTGCCATGTTATTTCCTTATGCTCCCATTAACAAGAATGGACTTAATAAATCCTGTGCTGTTATTCCACCTGGCGGAGCGTATGATATTTCTTTGGTCGATGTATTGTAATAAAGCACATTGGCTACATTACTAGTATCATTTCGTATCGGAGCAACTGTGAATGTATTGGCGGTGGTTTGATTTAAAGTAGCACCGGTTGCATTGATAATGATTGAGTTGGCTGCTTGGCTGGTAACACCAGCATTTGCACCAATCGCTATCGAATTAGCACCTTGACTGGTAAGTCCAGCATTAGCGCCCAATTGAATTGTAGTGGTGTTAACTCTAAAGTTTGCGCCGTCCCAAGTTAAATTAGCCGTGCCACCAAATGAACCGGCATTGTTGAACTGAATATAGGTGTTTGATCCACCAGGGGTGCCACCGCCGCCACTCGCCAGTTCACGGATTTGAATCCCCATAGCGACAGCCGGTGCAGTAGTGAAGGTTAAAACAGCACCAGATACCGTGTAGTCTGTGGTAGGTACTTGAACAATGCCGTTTTCCATCACTAACACACTGTCAACCGTGACACCTGACGTAACAGTAAAGGTAGTTTGAACACCGTTACCCGTGTAAGTCCTGGTTATAAATGTACCGGATCCACCACCCCCGGCGCCACCACCCAATGCAAAGGTAGTTACTTCTATCTGTGCGCCAGACGATGGGGCAGCAGACATCGTTACATTTGCACTGGCTACGGTAAATGCGTTATGTAATTGAGTTACACCATCGATGTTAACTTGTATGAAATTGTTACTGGTTGGTGTGGTGCTGAGAGTAAAGATAGTCTGTACACCATTACCAGTGAAAGTATCAATGGTGATATTACCACTGCTAGAAGTCCAAGTTAAGTTACCTGAACCATCTGTTGTTAACATTTGACCATTACTACCGCCGGTAATAACGACATTTCCCACAGGCCCCAGATTACTAACACCAGTTACTTGTAATGTCCCGGCGACATTAACACCTGTACCAGTAAACTGTACAATGTTAGCGTTTCCAGAAACACCTACAGTTACGTTACCATTTGCACTAGCAATATTAACATTACTAGTACCATTGCTGATCGAGGCTCCACCTCCACCGGTTTGTGCTACCCAACTTAAATTACCTAACCCGTCAGTGCTTAACACATACGCAGATGTACCACCGGTAATAACAACGTTTCCAACGGCGCCTAAATTACTTTTCGCTGCAACATTAAGATTTCCACCTACATAAATATTACCGGTTATACCAACGCCGCCGGTGACCTTTACTGCACCAGTAGTTGTACTGGTGCTAGTTGCAGCGGAAGTAAAAGTAGCATTGCCCGAAGCTGACAATGCGTTAGCAATAACATTGCCGTTACTATCAATTACAGTATTTCCGAGTTCTCCAAACGAAAATCCGTTTATTGAATTAAAGGTGGTTGCCATATTCTCTTATATTTAGTTATGGCAATTATCATAGGAATCTATATTGTGTAGTCCATACAGTTGAATTGCTGCTAGCGGGGGTAACCTGTAGTGCTATATTTGGTCCTGCTATGATATTTACAGTGATTGTGCCTGTACTCGTACCCAATCTTACAGTTCCAAATGTAGCATAATCAACCGTAGCTCCATCAGTCACTGCTTGTACAGTAGCTATTGCATATTTTGATCCAGTTGAATCAGTGCTCTTCACTAGGAACTCGACTCCTGTAAATGTACTGCTAGAAACCGCAAAAGTTGCTAATGTTTGATTTGCACCAGTACCAGTGGTTGTTGTTGTGCTCCAAGATACTCCAGTATTACCTATTTCTAGCGACGCAGAGACAGTTGCATTGTTCGCACTTATATTGCCGGCGGTACTAATATTGGCAGCACTTAGATTACCTAATGCAGTGATTGTACCATTACCAAAAGTTGTATTAGCAGTCGCATTACCTACCACTAGTGTAGTTAGTGTGCCAACACTAGTAATATTGGGTTGAGCAGCAGTAGTAACGGTACCCGCAGTAGTTGCCGCACCACTTAAAGCACCTACGAATGTAGTTGCTATTAATGCGCCATTAGCTATGTTAGCTGAGAACCCGCTGTTTGCTGATAACGCATAATTAGCACTACTACTACCACTTATGAATGTAGGGAAGAAAGTACCAGTAGTTTGTGCTGTTACAACTTCAAAATCAGTAACGTTAGCATAGTCAACATTTAAGTTGGCAACGCGAGTTGTGCTAGCTACTGCGATAGGTGCTGTGCCAGTCGAAACATTTGATACCAAGAAACTAGCTGTTATGTTACCTGCAGTTGCAAAGTTACCACTAGTGGTTGTTCCTGTTACTGCTAAACTAGACAGTGTACCAACACTAGTAATATTAGGCTGCGCATTAGTTGTAACAGTACCAGCAGTAGTAGCTGCCCCTGACAATGCACCTACGAATGTAGTTGCTATCAATGCGCCGTTAGCTAAATTAGCTGATAATCCACTGTTTGATGCGTGAGCATAGTTACCTGTACTGCTACCATTTACAAATACTGGAAAGTATGTGCCGGACGACTGAGTAGTTACAACCCCAAAATCAGCAACGTTAGCATAGTCAACATTTAAGTTGGCAACGCGAGTTGTGCTAGCTACTGCGATAGGTGCTGTGCCAGTAGCCACGTTAGATACAACAAAACTAGCTGTCAAGTTACCGGCAGTTGCAAAGTTACCACTAGTGGTTGTACCAGTGACTGCCAAGCTGCCCAATGTTCCAACGCTTGTTAAACTAGAAGTAACAACTGTTGATTTCAATACGGTACCACTTAAGTTTCCAGCGTTAGCTGTAATTGCTACGTTAGCAGCAGCAGATAGTTGACCTTGACCGTTAACAGTAAAAGTAGCGTTGTAATCCCCGTTACCGTATGCACCTGCTGTTACAGTAGTATTAGCGATACTGAATACAGTACCATTTAATGCTAATCCAGTACCTGCAGTATATGTGCCTGCACCAGAGAATTGCACCCAAACAACAGGACTTGTTCCAACAGTAGTAACTGAATCAGGCATTACCCAACCAGTATTGTCATAAACTGTACCCGCAGTAACGAATGTAAAGTCACCACCTGCCATTTCAGTTGGAGTATTAAAGTCATCAGCACGTGTAATTACCGTTGCATTTGACCAAACATAGATACCATTATGTGCAGCATTTGCTTCATCCTTAACAAGAATACGTGTTCCAGATGATTGAACGTTAACACCGTCAATTAAATTGAAACTTCCTGTTGTTACAAGATTAGCTCCTACGCCACTTGCACCATTGTTATAAGTAATTGTACCACTGGTAATAGTTGATAGTATGGTTGGAGTTGCAGCTTGACAACTATCGTGAGTATGTAACCCTTGAGCAACCTCGTCAACATATTTCTTTGTTGCCGCATCAAAGTCTGCTACAGGAGTAGCAACATTAGAGATTATAAAGTTACCAACGTTAACTGTACCAGTACCTGTAGGGGTTAAGTTGATGTTTTGATTAGATCCGGTTGCGGTTATTGTTATACCGGATGTTCTACCCACAATCAAATCAGTTATTAGATTTGCACTAGTTGTAATGTTTCCGGTTACTGCTAGGTCATTTAACGTACCAACTGAAGTAATGTTGGGTTGTGCCGCCGTAGTTAATGTACCCGCATAAAAGTTTGATGTGGTTAAGTTACCAAGATTAGCATTACCTGCAGAGAGATTCCCAGTAACAGCCAACGCCGTTAGTATACCAACTGAAGTAATGTTGGGCTGTGCTGCGGTAGTTAATGTACCCGCATAAAAGTTTGATGTGGTTAAGTTACCAAGATTAGCATTACCTGCAGAGATATTACCAGTAACAGCTAACGCCGTTAGTGTACCAACACTTGTTACATTTGGTTGAGCCGCTGTAGTTAACGTACCAGTAAATAACGTAGCTGATAGTGCTCCAGTGGCCGCATTAAATGATAAGTTTGAATTTGCTGCTTGTGCATAGTTACCTGTACTACTACCACTTACGAATGTAGGGAAGAAAGTACCAGTAGTTTGTGCTGTTACAACCCCAAAGTCAGCTACGTTAGCATAGTCAACATTTAAGTTAGCAACGCGAGTTGTACTAGTTACTGTGAGTGGTGCGGTGCCTGTTGTGACATTTGACACAACAAAGCTAGCTGTTAAGTTGCCTGCGGTAGCGAAGTTACCACTAGTAGTTGTACCAGTAACTGACAAGCTAGATAGCGTACCAACACTAGTAATATTAGGCTGAGCAGCAGTAGTAACAGTACCTGCGGTAGTAGCTGCGCCACTTAATGCACCAATGAACGTAGTTGCTGTTAATCCACCGTTAGCTAAATTAGCTGAGAACCCACTATTTGCTGCTAACGCATAATTAGCAGTACTGCTACCATTAGCAAATACAGGGAAATATGTACCAGTGGTCTGCGCAGAGACAACACCAAAATCCGAGACGTTAGCATAGTCAACATTTAAGTTGGCAACGCGAGTTGTGCTAGCTACTGCGATAGGTGCTGTGCCAGTCGAAACATTTGATACCAAGAAACTAGCCGTCACATTGCCTGCAGTAGCAATATTACCGGCAGATGCAGTGCCAGTTACGATCAACGCTGTTAGTGTACCAACACTAGTGATGTTGGGCTGTGCTGCGGTAGTTAATGTACCTGCATAAAAGTTTGATGTAGTTAAATTACCAAGATTAGCATTCGCGGCTGATAAATTACCGGTTGCAGCTAGTGTTCCGTCAATGTTAGCCCCGGTACTAGTTACAACTACAACATTAGCAACACCATTACTGCTTATATTAACATTACTATTAGCTGTAACAATAACATTACTATTACCATTGACAATTGAGGTTCCGGCAGCTATAACTAAACCTGTTAATAAACTACCGTTACCTGAAAAGAAGTTAGCTATAGCTAAATTACCAAGATTAGCATTACCTGACGAGATATTTCCCGTTACGTCTAACGCGGTTAAAGTACCAACACTAGTGATATTGGGCTGTGCATTAGTAGTTAATGTACCTGAAAAGAAGTTAGCTATAGCTAAATTACCAAGATTAGCATTACCTGATGATATGTTACCCGTTACTGCTAAGCTAGTCAGTGTACCGACACTAGTAATATTAGGCTGAGCATTAGTAGTCAACACACCAGTAAAGAAGTTTGCAGTAGCTGAATTTCCTAGATTAGCATTAGTTGATACTATATTGCCAAGTACAGTGAGGATATTTAATGAAGAACTAAAGGTAAAGTTTGCGCTAGCTCCTAGCGCGCCATCGTTATTAAACTGAATCTGTGTGTTTGCACCTGCAACCGCAGTAAAAGACCAAGCCGTTCCGTTGGCATACAGCAAATGGTCAGTTAGAACATTAGCGGCAGCTGCGTTTCCAGTGAAGGTTGCGTTACCGGTTGTAATATCGCCGTTTGCTAATATTATATTAGCGGCAGTTTCACCTATTGAGAAACCACCGATTGAATTTAAAGCTCTAATTGCCATTTTAATGTTCCTCTTATTTACGAAGCAAATTTGACGATCAGCATATTATACCGTGTCAAGTTATCAGAATCCGGATCTACTACCAATTGTACGCTAGGTGGTATTACTGGATCATATATTACACTACAACTTCCTACGCCGCCGTTGATTATCAACCCAGCATATTCATTAAATACCACAGTATCCCCTAAAATAACCGCAGATATCTTGGTAGTTTGTCTACGGTTTGCAACTAGGTCTGTAGAAATTATAGTAAACTCTAGTGCAGAAACAGTACTTGCAGGGATAGAAAACAACACTTGATTTGGTACAGTGCTAGCAGTTGTAGCACTGTACACCATTGAAGTGTAGAAATCATATTCACCAACATTTATTTTAAAAGTAACTACATCCAAATTACCAGTTACTGCTAATGTATTTGAAGTGGTATCGAATGTCAGTGCAGCAGCAGCATCAAACTGTCCATCTGTATTAAACTGAACCTGTGTGTTTGCACCCGCTGCTGCGACTGCTGTAGTCGGGCTCCATTCTAAATTCCCAAATCCATCCGTTGTTAAAATATAGTTAGCGGATCCGCCATCAATGGTAACATTGCTTACATTACCTAAATTTGCTTCTTCCGTTACTACCAATGAACTAGTATTTGTATTGAATAGGGTATTTGTATTGTAAACTGTTATGGTGCTAGATGAACTGTCAAACGTCAACCCTGCACTAGCACCCAATTCCCCATCAAGATTATATTGAACCTGTGTATTGGCGCCAGCTGCCGGTGATACCAATGGTTGACCGTTGGCATACCGATAACTTCCAGCATAAATTACATTTGCTGCAACGTTACCGGTAGGTGTTAATACGTTTGTTACAATATTTCCAGTTTCGTCAATAACGGCAATAGGCGGAATGCCCACCGAAAATCCACTTACCGCATTAAAAAGTTCAGATGCCATTAACAATGTCCCGTATAATAAATTGTTGTATGAATTATTTATCAAAAAAGTAAAATTGGTGCGGTGTGAAAAAAGCACAGCTAGTATCTTTTTTCTAAATACATATATGCTGACCCGTCAACCATCAAGATCATTATGCGGCAACTGTAAGGTATCCCCTGTCAAACCAAACGGTACAAGTAAGAATGGATTTAAAAAATGGCACAAATATTGTGCCTCTTGCGCTAAAGCGGCTTACGATAAAAAGTTTGGTTACTTGTTGGATAAAAAAAATACGTGCGAACAATGTGATTTTATTCCTCAAGACAAATGCCAACTTGATAGAATCTATCTTGACGGCAATACCAAGAACAAACTCACTGCTAACATAAAAACACTATGCGCTAACTGTAATAGAATCTATCAAAAAAAGTTAAAAGAAAGTTCCTCTTCTATAATGGACATTACAGTGGATGCTGATATTTTAATTTAACTGTTATTCAAACAATCGTTGCTGTTTTGCTTTTACTGATACTTCGGCTAAGATACGTTTAAGCTGATCTTTATTAGCAAGCACTGTGTTGGCATCTTCTGCTACATTGGGGTTGTATGCCTTAAAGCTATCACCGTGACCGATATCTATGTGACATAAGTTTTCCATACACAATGTGATCAAGTTGGTAAGATCAAGTTCTAACTCTGGATGCAAGTGATAGGGTTTTTTATGATGAACTTCTAAATCATTTGTAGTACCACACGCAGCACAAGTTGAGTTGAGTTTTAAATGTTTCTTCTTAACTCCCGGCCACTTGCCACTTCGTTTTACAGTGTGGAGTGCATCTCTATTAGCGTGGGCAAGTAATTTTGCTTGGCGCTTTTTTGTAATTTTCTTTGGTGGTGGTAATTGTGTAGTTTCCATTATATATTTATTAAAAAACAAAAAAGGCTCTGTATATACAGAGCCCTTGATGTAAACTTCCCATCCCATTGAGATATTGTATTTATGCTTTTTGCTTACAATTGTCTCCATGCCATCTTGTATAACCATTGACTGCTACTTCGTTATTACAATGTGGGCATAGTTTCTTTTCACGCTTTAGTCCTCTGATAGCTTCTGCTTTTTTAGCAACAGTTTCAGGTGATTGTTTTCTTCCTGTTGCTTTCTCACGCTGTTTCTGTTTAGTTTCATCAGTGTGATTTTTTCCAAACATATTATTCTTTTCCCCTTGTTTGGATGATGACATTTTTTCTTTCCATTGAGTAGAGAAAGGGTTTCGTTTTCTTCCTGTAATAGCCTCAATTTGTTTTTGTTTTTCATGATCGGGTTGAATTCTACCAGAATTTGCCTCGCTTATTTTTCGCTTAGCGTTGTCTGTTTGTTTCTTACCAAACATCCCGTTTCCTTTACCCTTACGTTTCTCACTACTAAGTAAAGCATATTCCTCTTTGAGTCTGGCATACACTCTGGAAGTAATTTTAGTAGTGTGTCGCTGTTGATTCTTATTTTCAGCCCGCATTATACGAATAGCATTTAGCATTTTCCAATGCGCTTCGCCGTCTTTGTATATCTTTGTTAATAACCAATGACATATAAAGTGTTCCCTAGGTGTTATGTTAGTAAGATTTTCTTTCTTATTCGTGCCGCCTAAACTTTTCGGAAGAATATGATGGTTTTCGTTTTTAGGATCATAGATACGGCTCTGGCCGCGCTCTGTAATTTGTTTGTGCCATTTTTCATATTTGTTCATGCTAATATTTAGTATGTTTGTTAACTCAATATAGCAGTATATAAAGAAAATAGCTAGCGGAATGGGAGCCGTAAAAAAGGGAACCGAAGTTCCCTTTGCTGTGATTTTACTTTCAATAGCACTCGTAAGTGCTTGATTTCACTGAAAAGTAAGATTTTGCACGTTTATCTCGCCAACGTAATCCGCGGCATTGCCGAATGAGGATGCAGTATTAGTAAGCTCTATGTACCCGTACCGCGTCATAAACGAAACGACTGGTTCGAATGTTGACGGATCAAGAACAACACCACTACTCATCAACGGAATGTAAGGGCAATAGAATGCCGCTGCATCTGTTTCTGAAGAGCCTTTGTATCCAACCAATACTGGAGTATTGTCAGGAGCATATGAGTCAACGAACACGCGCATAGCGCCATTCAATGTACCAACAAACTTGGTGTTTGTAGGTGCTTCGAAGGTGCCTTCTGTAGTGCGAGCGAATGCGCTAGTAGTAGCAGACTGAAGAACAGTCAATGCAGCACTAGATACAACAGCCCAGTTACCAGCGCCACGACGAGTGCGTTGAGCAATCAAGTTAGCAACACGATTGATAAGAACAGCTAGAGCAGCGTGTTCGTCACCAACGTATGTAGCAGTACCTGAAACTGTAGCTTGGTTGTAAGTGTATTCAATCGATGCTAGAGTGCGTAGCGACAATAGAATTTCTTGGTCGATTTCAGCGGTAATTTCTTGCGCTAAAGCAGCCATGATTTCTGCCTCAACGTCAATCCCGTGTTGCGATTGAGCATCTTGAGCAGCTTCGAATGTCCAACGAGCTTGCAACTTACGTGACTTGGCTTCAACGGCCTGACGTAGAATCTGAACGCTGATTTGTTTACCACCATTGCCTTCAAGGGCAGCAGTGTCATTACCAGTGTAATAGTCAGTTGTAGTTGCATCACTCTTAACACGTGAATATGCCTGAGCGATTTTGAACGGGCTCAAAGCTTCTTCACCTGCTGTAACGCTAGTTTGCGCTGCTGAATTGTCGGTTAACGACTGAGCATAGCGAACACGTAGAGTGTGAATCTGACCAACTGGTCCAGTCATTGGCTGAACGCCTACCAATTCGTTAGCGATAACGGTTGGCATTACACGACGGATAACTGGAAGAATAACGCGATTTAAAGTAGCGATATTACCTGCAGTTGTTGTACCGGCAGTAGATTCAGCAAGTAGTTGCTTTTTGGTATTCTCTAAAAGAACACCCATTGTTGAGCGGCGATTGCCTTTTAATCCTTCTAACAGGGCCTCTTTGGTCTCATCCCAACGGCTTTCTAAGAGTACTTTTGACATTTGTGTTTTCTCCTAATATATGTCTTTGATTAAAGCCCTGCCAGACGTTTGATGTCAATGACATTATCACGTGCTTCGACTTCAAATTCTTTTTTGGCAGATTTATCACCAGTAACTTCACTAATCATTCTTGATTCAGAAATAGCCTGTTTAACAGATTTCTTATCAGTACCTTGATTTAGAACTGCTGGTAGATACTTATCGAAAGCGGCCTGCAACTTAGGTGTCTGCACGCTTTCTAGCAAGCTCTTCATTACTGAAGCCTTTTCTTCGTTCAATGTGCTAATTAATTCACCCATTGTTTTTTCACGGAGATTAGATTCTTTAATAATTCGAACTTCACGTTCTTTGGTTTCGATCAATTTCTTAGCTTGTTCCATTTTACGGACAGACTCAGATAGTTGTTGATCTTTTTCTTGTAACTTATGCATTAGATTGCGAGTTTCTGCTTTCTCATTTAAATGAGTGACAGAGAATTCACTAGCAAATGCTTCAAACAATTTACGTCCAAAGTTATTTTCTCTGGCGCTTTGTATATCTTCTTTAAGCTGACTTAATTCACCCTTTAGATGTCTAGTAACAGCAGCATTCATTCTTGACGCACTTTCAGCTACAAATTTAGCTTTTAGTTTTTCAAGTTGTTTGCGACCTTCAGCTACAAGTTTAACTTTAGCCTCAACAACTGCTCTCTTGTCCTGTGAGAATTCTTTAATTTCTCTGGAAAGAGCTTGAACAACAAATTGTTCTAGTGAGTGTTGACTTTCTTTTGCAATCTTACGATCACTGCGTAGTTCTTTGATTTCTTCGGCTAGTTTAGTAACCATAAATTCATTAAACTTTGACGCATTTTCACGTAGCTTTAGTTTTGCTTGTACACGGTCTTCGTGCATTGATTGTCTTTCTGTATGAAATTCTGAGATTTCACCAGTCAAACTATCAGTTACCATATTATCCAAGGCTTCAACCATCACAGTACGGTCATGCTCATACCGATGCGCAAACTCTTCGCGGAGTTCTGCACGAACTTGCTCACGTGCTTCAACTAGCTTAGACTGCCAGGCTTCAGTAATAGAAGCACTAGTTTCTTCGCTGATGAGGCCGCTTTCAAGCAACGGTTTAATGATTTCTAAATTCATTATTTCCCCCTTGTTTTGAACCATTTAACTCTGGTTCACCAAGTATTACAGAAGTAGACCTATCTACTCCGTGTATTTGTATCCGCTTAATCATTTTATTTTCATATCCTTGATTAAACGAATTATCTCTTCTTTCACATATCTTTGAACTTTAGCATCTTTACTAGCATCTGCACCTTTAAGATTTGATAAAATCTTATGGCCGTGCTTCATATTCAACATACCTTCGTAAATAGCTTTTGGATAAGCATTTGGAGCAGATGGTTGCGCTACGATATCAACTGTTACTATTTCAAAATCACTAACTCTGCCATCCATATCATTAACATTACCACTACCACGACTTGATACACCAAGTTTAACACCACTCTCTAACATGGTAGTTACTAGCTGACCCATTGGAGTTGGTAAGATTTTTAGTTTTCCAAACCCATTAGCGCCATCCATCCACATACTAGTAATCATATGTGATACCCGATCTAAATTAATTTTTAAATCGTCTGGATGATCTACTTCACCTAATACTGAATAACCAGTTGTAATTTGTTCATTCAACGTATTTACCGCAGATTCTATTTCAGAAATAGGATACACACGGTCATTTGCGTTCGTAACTCCGCCCTGAATAAAAATCCCCTTCATATACAGGTTCTTTTTATCCCCTTCACTTACTGATTCAACCACCATTCCAGCGCGGTCAAATGTCAAGTGCTCTTTTAAGTATAATGCCATTATAGAATCTCCGTCGAACGAAATGACCAACTATTTGTAGTTTTGTATCTAGTAAGCGTACAAGGACTCGTACATCGCTCTATGGATGTACGAGTCCTACTGTACAGATACACTTGCGTTACATTACGCAAGTGATCTTTACCTCTAAGATACAAAGCCATTGCTCTCAGGTTTCCTTTTATCTAACAATACGTTTAACAGTCTTGCGGGCTTCAGCAATCGGGCTCTTGTCGTTTTGTGCTACGCTACCGCCTGCACCAACTTCTTTGCCTGTCGAGCTATCTTTTTTGCCCCAATCACGCGGTGCTTTGTCTTTGAATGATGTCTTGCCAGCGTTACCGCCCGGTGCATTCTTAAACTGTCCAGCACCTTTAACTTGCGTCTCACCCTTAGTACCATAGTTACTTGGGTTCTTTGGGCTTGTTGGAACTGGTTCATTTTGACCAGAGAATGTGACAGGTTTGCTGTCCATTCCAGCTTGTCCACTGTTTTGTAAGCCTGGGCTCTTTGTTTGAGCGCCATTGTCGCCGCCAATTTTAGAACCGTATAGACCCTTGACATTTTGTAGCTGAACTGCTTCCATCATTTCTTCGCCCATGTCTTCTTCGTCGCCCATGTCGTCATCACCGCCCATGTCTTCTTCGTCACCCATGTCGTCATCACCGCCCATGTCTTCTTCGTCACCCATGTCGTCATCACCGCCACCACCCATGATCTGCTCAAATTCAGCCATCAATTGGTCTAGCTTGTCTTCAATACGAATAACAGAATCTTCAACTTCTCCGCCTTCGCTTGCAGCATCGTCAGATTCAATATCGACAACATCATCACCTTCAAGGTCATCCATGCCATCCATGCCATCTTCATCTTCAGCCATGCCGCCGGCTTCTTCGCTGCTGATTTCATCCATCAGATCACCTACTTGGCCGCCCATGCCTTCTTCAACATCATCTTCCATTCCCATCTCTTCGTCCATTATGGACTCATAGATTTCTCGGGATTTTTCTACAACGATGTCATGGAATAATTCACGCGCTTGTTCTTCGTCCTCATTGATAATTAGGTCAATAAGTTTTTCAAATTTTTTGTTGTCCATTGTTTGTTTCTCCTGGTAATGGCTTTGTAGAATTATTTAGCGCATATCACGACAAACAGCGTAATAACTATGCTTTTTTAGCGTTTTACCAGTTTAAGACAACTTAAATTGAGGGAGATTCTGCTTTGGCTCCGTATTGCGTATGAACTTTTTTAAGATGCTGCTTTTTTTCGTAGTTTCTAACGTCCAACATCTTTCGCAATTTTCTCAATTGCTTTAGTGTAAGCTTGGTTTTTCTAGATTGTTTCCAAATAGGTTTACTCTGATCGGCATCAACGTCTTGGTAGCCGGGAACAGGCGGGTCGAACATTTCCATTAATTTCATTTTACTATCCCTATTGATTATTTATCAATTTATGCAGTTAGATTGCCGCCGGCACCACCTGGTATCGCTGCACCTGGGGCTGACGATACTGGGCCAGCAACTTCAGGTGCAACCTCTTCACCTTCTTCGGGTGGAGTTTCAAGATCATCAGCAGTTTGTTCATCTGATTCTATACCTCCCACACTCACGCCAACATTACGCAAGTCAGAACCAGTAGGGGTTTGCTCTTCGTGGCTGTCGTTTTCTTCGTGCCATAACTGTTCGTTCTTAGTGATTTCTTCTTCAGTTAACCCCAAGAATCTTTCTAACGCAAAACGTTTTGAAATATAAGGGAATGCTTCCATCGATGCGAATGTGCTAACTCTAGCATTATCTAACTCGCTTTGCCGATACGCGGCAAAGTTTTGTGGAGGATTAAACTTTAACGTAAACAATCCAGAATCAATATTGAATCCTCTCCATCGCATAAACAACTTAAATTCTTCATCAAGCTTTAACGCAACGTAATTTTGTAATCTTTCACAATATTGATTAAATCTAAACTCTTGGATCATTGCCGTTCCCACTCTGCCATCACTCAGTGGAGTGTTAGAATCGTCAGGACCAGTAGGTAAATATGAACTTGGTACACGTAATCCACGAGCTAATCTATTATTAAAATATCGCAAGTCATCTATCTCACCTAGATTTTGTCCGCCAGGTAGCACTTCAACTGATGACCCTCGACCATCAGCAGTGACTGGGAAAAAGTAATCTTCGTTCATTGATAACGGGTTGTAGGTGGCATCTACTACACTTTGCCCACCGTAGATTGATGGGATTCTGCGTTGATGTATTTCATTTTTTATGCGCTCTACGAATGCCATAGCCATATGACTTGGCATATTACCAACGTCAATCTTAAACATTCTACGTTCAGGTGCGCGTTGAACACGATAAATCAACACTGCATCTTCTAACAATTCTTTTTGCTTGTAAACTTTAAAGATATTTTCCAAGATAGATTGTCCAAACGGCCAAAATCTATCCAATCCTTCAGTCAAGCTTT